ATGGATGGTCATGTTCGTCCTTGTAGCACTCATCTAGAATCTCATCAGGGATCGACCAATCCTCTTGAATCGCTTCCCGTTCCTTTAAGTTGGTCATCGGGAAAATGTACATCAGGTCTGCTTGTTTACGCAATGATGGTGCCACTGCTTTGTACGACTGGGTAATGCAGATAATGCTCAGGTTGTAATGCCGGTGGTTGTAGAACAAGTCGGTGATGATGTTCTTTTTGAACGAACGTGGGAGACTGGACACGACATCATCCAGAATGACGCAGTTGTAGATGGGCGGGAACTTCTTCTTCAGTTTGACTTCTTTCATATGCTGTTTGACCTGTTCACTTTTGATGTACTCCAGCATCGTGCGAATATTGGCCTCGTTGAGCTCGGTAAAGTATTTGCCGTCCTTATCGAGTTCATCTCGCAGGGCTTTGGTCTTCTCTTCCTTGGACGGGCTGAACATGAAGATGTTCCCGAAATACCCTTTAAAGAGGGCGGGCTGGGAAAGCAGGGATAACCACAATGAGGTCTTCCCTGTACGTTTCTTACCAACGAGCATCATGATGCTGCCCTTGGTATTTTTGAGGATGGGGTCGTTTTTACTCACATCGTCTTTGTCGTGAGCTTTGAATAGTTTGGAAAGGTCTTTGCTCATTTATTACATAGTAAGGAGATTTTATTTTTAAATTTCTGCACGTATGGTAAATGCCGTACACGATCCGAAAACTACCCAATGGGTATTACCGAGTTAAAAACACCGCCACCGGCGTGGTACATTCGAAGCACACAACAAAGACCAAAGCAGAAGCACAGGTACGCCTTCTCGAGCAAAAAGAAAAAAAATAATATCTTGCGTCATCGTAAATATGACGGAAGAAGAACAACGTGCTGCCATGAAAAAGATTCTGGAAGGCTATTACAAATGGTTAAACACACAATGAATTAAAATCTTGGTATAGGGTATATGGCGATCGAACTGATTGTGAATTTATCGGGTGGTATTGACGAGACGGATTTACCGGACATTGACGACGAGACCGAAATGTGGAAAGTAGTACTCCATTGGGGGACGTACAACCCAAGTCATCCGTACCGCCTCGGGGATGGTGCGTTGGTTGGTGGTGAACAAATTGAATTCAAGAACATTCGGATGGGGACGCTGAAATGGATTCTGTTTCGGGACTGGACGTACTCTTCTTACGATGATAGTACTCTCGAGCATACTGCTGATGATATTCTGCCGTATAGCTCTTCCCGTGACCAAATTCAGACGGATCTTTAAGGACTCGTTTCGCATAGTAGTACTTCAACGCCAATTGGCGTCGGGCGATCAATCGCTCCTCCTCGGTAAAATACTTTTTTTGTCGTCCCATTTTATTTATGTCAACATTTTAAATAATTATTTTTTGTTTTTTCAGGGGATCGATTTTTATTTTGAATAAAATAAAAATAATTTTTATTTAAAATGTTGTGTTATATAAAATGATCCAGTTGTGCGACACCGTTTATGTCAAAGCCGAAGAGCGTGAATCCCGCTTAAAGGACTTCATGCCCTCTACGATTACGAAAGACGTTCTCCAGTCTTATCCGTTTGAGTTACTGACTAAGACGACCAAGTTGTTTTTCGACTACGACGAACACTCGGACGACAAAGAGTACATTCAAAAGACTCGTACGGAGATCCGAAACACGCTGCTTCAACATTGTGGCCATTTCAAGAATGCGTTTGTATTCACGGAAAGCATCCACCCGAAAAAGATCTCTTTTCATGTCATCTTCAAGAAAATCCACATTATTCGTGAGCATTTTCAACCCGTCGACGAACAAGAGCTGTTCGAACAACTCGTCGGCAAAGAACGTTTTAAGCACATCGACACGCAAGTGTATGGCAAGAAACTCTGGTTTCGTGTACCTTACGGCACGACGCCCGACAAGTTGTATTCGCATGATCCCGTCGTCCCCCAAGGCGAAACACTGAACTTATCTGATTATATGGTCTCCGTTCCAGAGGGAACTCAAACCAAAATGTACTCTTCTCAGCTCGCTCGTGCGATGCGAGAACAATTGAAGAAAGATGCCCGTGAATATCACGAGGATGAAGACATCAGCGACGACGACAAGCGCAAGAAGATGGTCGACATGATCAAACTCGTCAAGCCCGAGCGGTTCAAGACGTACGGCATGTGGCTGGCATTGATGGTTGTCATGAAAACGCACAAACTGCCCCGTGAGTTATTCATCGAGATTTCGCAGGCATCTGGCTATGAACGGTTCGACGAAACCGATTGTATCCGTGCGTGGAACTCTACGAAAGAAAATGACTCATTTGGCATGGGAGTTATTTACGGGTGGTTAAAGAAAGACGGCGTCGACGTCAAGAAACTCTTCCCGACCAAATCTCCCCTGTTAGCAAAGCTAATCAAAGATTACTTTACCCAAGGGGAATTCACTGATAAAAACATCGCAGAGGTGATCAAAATGTTTTACAATGAAACTCTCTTTTACACGTCATCGCACGGTTGGATCCACTATAATGGGGTCAAATGGGTTATGGGAGAAGACCATCTCATTTTGTTTCCGTTGATGAAACTTATCACTACGGACTTGCTAGCGTGGCAACAATGTGAATTGAAAAAAGCCGAAGACGACAAGGACAAGAAAAAGGCCATGGTGTCAATGGGCAAGGCGATCAACAAGATTGAATCTGCCCAAAAGATTTTGGGTGTGATTAAGATCCTGAAAGGTGTGTTATTGGAAGACAACGTACTGGATACCTTTGACATGAAGCCGAATTGGGTCTGCTTTGATAACCAAAAGGCGATCGACCTGAAGACCAAAGAGGTGATCAACATTGTTGCAACGGATCGCATTCTGACGACTACTGGATACGACTACGTCCCTCGTGATGCAGTTCCAACGGAGGCGACTGCCAGAGTTCAGAAAATCCTACAGGACATTATGCCAGTCGACGAATTGGATCTGTTCTTGTCGAATACGTCCGTGATGATGTACGGTGGCAATACCAATGAGATCATCGTCGTGTGGAAGGGCGTGGGACGTAACGGAAAGGGTGTCGTTGCCGCTCTATTGAAAAAAGTACTGGGGAACTACTTCATGGAAATCCCCATCGAAGAATTGACACAAGAGTCCAAAGGCACCGGCCGTGCATCATCCGAGATTGCCCGTCTACGTTGGGCTCGTTGTGTCTGTGCGACAGAGCCCGAGGCTGGTTCTCGATTGATCGTCAGTCGCATCAAAGCAATGACTGGCAAGGATACGATCACTGTTCGTCATTTACACAAAGAGTCTTTCTCGTATGTCCCTAAATTCACGTTATTAATGCAATGCAATGATATGCCTGTGTTAAGTCGCATGGATGAAGGCATCGAAGAACGTCTCAAGCCGCAAGACTTCCCCCACAAGTTTGTTGATGCGGATGAACTTGATCAAAATCCCTTGTATCGTCTCAAAGATCCTAAATTGAAAGATACGCTCAATGGGGACAATGATGTACGCAATGCCTTCTTGTGGATGCTCATTGATGCATGGGGACGATCCAAAGGTCTCTATTCAATGAATGCTCGTGCAAAGGAAGAGCACCAAATCATCATGAAGGACAACAACCCCCTCACCACGTTTCTCGAGGCGTATGAACCAAGTGAGTCCTTTATTCGAATCAAGGTGCTCCACGATGAATTCAAAGCAGAATTCGACAATAAAATCACCCCACAGAAATTCAAGGGTCTACTCAGTCAAGCAAAAGTCAAGATGGTAGAAGATAAATCACACGGAACAAAGGTGTTTATTCAAAAGGTATAAGGATAAGTATTTCTTTAAAAAAATACTTATGAAAGGGAAAGGGGGGGGAAATAGGGGGGAATGGGGTAATTTTAGGTTTCCCCCCATTGTATTCTATAAAATTTTTAGACTTTTTTTTATAATTTAATTTGGGGGGAAGACCCCATTTTTCCCCTTTTCCCCTATCAAAACCCCCCTTCAAGAAAAATATCCTTGCTTTTATATATTACCATAAAAGGTACAGCGCCAGACGTTCACCCAGTGTCGTCTTGGTATGTCTTAGATGATATCTACGTCGATGTTCCTCGGCGATCTCCTTGCCCTCTGTCGCCAGAAACGTAGGGTAATCCTTATATCCGATTGCCCCGACAGAAGCTAGATACTCCCCTCCTTTGAATACGTCGATCTTTTTCCCTTTCCGTTTACTGGGTCTCACTTCCAGCCCAGCCTTTTTGGCACGTTCTTTGGTATATGCGGTAATGTTGTACATCTTTACAACACTCAGAGGTTTTTTGAAATTCAACGATTTCAAAAGTCCTGCGACTGTTTATTAATGAGCCATGCGCACAATTGCGCTATTGTCTTGACGTTCTTGATGATGTCGGACATACCCACCCACGGCATGACTAGGTGGTTTAGAAGAGGGGGACACGGATGCTTCAGCAGCGTGATGTTCACTCATCCATCGGTCAAAGTGGGCGTTGAGTAAATCTCGTGCTTCTTCGGCATCGGGTGAGGTTCGTTCCCCATCAGCAAACTCCCTGAACTCTCGTCGTTGGTCTCGTGATAAGGCGTTGAAACGTGCCCGATTGGCGGGACTTAGTAATCGCATGGACACCATTGTGTTTTTAATGTATACAAGATTAAAAAATTTACTTGCGGTGTTTCATGATACGTCGATGCCAGTGATCCATCACTTTACCGCCAATGGCCATTCCCATCTGATATTCATATTGTTCTGCCAAGTCTGGGTGTTCGTGAAAGAAACGTGGAACCACCCCTGATATGGATGCACCTGCCTCCTTCATGCGGTTTTTGAGAAAGGTAAAGAACTTCAATTGGTGAGCAAGCGACATGCGATTGTACAATGCGATGACGGATGGAGAGACTCCCATACGAGTCATTTCTTCTCGTGGAGCCATTGGTTTTTTAATGTACACAAGATTAAAAAATTTACTTACGTCCCATGCGATTTTTCATGATCATGGCCAGAAAGGGATTCCCGCTCTCCAACACGGAGTTGATCTTGTTCAACTTGGCGACCTTTTGCTCAATCTCATCCTCGTCATCCAATTGCGGTTTCTTTGCTTGAAATCCACGACTCTTCTTTGGCGGTTCTGGTTCCTGCTCCTCCTCTTCCGGTTCGGACTCTTCCTTGATGACCTTTGGTTTACGTGTTCGCCCCTTGGTAGACACGGGTATCTCTACACCGACTTTGCCTTTGTCCTTGCGCATGTCTACCACCCGCTTTGCCTCCAGTTTGTCCCGCAGTACCTTTTCCCGCATTTCCTTTAACTGGATCTTCTGTTTCTCTGTACGTTCCTTTTGTTCTGCCTTTTGGATCTTTCGGATCTGGGCGGGACTCAAAATGATCTTGCTGGCAACGTCCTCTGGGTCTAAAATAACTTTTTCCGGTTTTATACCTGCGTCCCACCTCTTTTTCCGCTCCTTTTTTTGCCCCTTTTCGTATTCACGGATACAATCATTAACGGTGTTCAGGTCCAATTCGTGGTTGGATTCCGAATCGGAAGATCCGCTGGAATCACTAGATAAATCGCTCATCGTATTTAATGCTTGTGAAGAAAATAAAAAAAATATTTTCTTGGATATAACTAAGAAAATGAGTAAACTGCCGATTTCGTATCCAGCCGGTGGAAAATCAACACGTGAACTGAAGGAGATGTACGACCAGATGAAGCCTGCCTCTGACGAGGTCAAGGTCGAATATGAGGTAAACGGGGAGAAGCACCATGGGTACCTAAATATGAAAGACGGACTTGTGAATTCGTTTAATTTTTGGGCGGGGACGAAACTCCCGCCGTATCCCGAGACCTTTGTCATCGGCGGCCACGCCGACATCACCGACCCCGACAGCAAACCCAAGACGCCCCCCAGTGGTAAGTTGGACGATCCGGTTGACGACGGACGCAACGTCGGTAATGTCTTTGGAGACCCCAGCAGTGTAGTCGGGGAGCTCCTTCAGTAAGTTTTCCATGTCCTGATTTATAAAGCGGTTTGCCTCACTGGTCATCAATCCATTCTTCTTGAGAAGCATCGATACCCATGCCTGACAATTGTTGCCCAACGGCTGGTACTCCAACCAGAACGTCTTCTCATTGCCCTTTGCACCATTCTGAATCAACTGATCGATGGTCAACCCTTCTTTAACTGGTATTTCCATGTCCTCCTCTTTCTCGCCCTTTGTCCATGCGAGCTGATTGACGACCTCGTTCTTCTCGAGGCGGTACTTCTTGTTGACCACGACGAATAGATGGAAGAAGTTATCCACACCCAACTTCTTGTGTGCCTTCTCGAACTCGCCGCCGGTAATGAGATCGAATCCAAGACGTACGGCTTTGGCGATGGGTGTACGCCCGATCATGAGATTGGTAATGGGCTCTTCGCCGTGGGCTTTGAGGAATGCTTTGAAGCGAGTGGACTCATAGCCCAGCAACCAATTGAGGATGTCTCCACCAATGCCCTTGGATGGTACGGGAGGATTTGTCTTCTCTTCGACAACGGGTTTGGATTCAAAGAAGCCAGAACGTTTTATGAATGAGTCATGCGTCGGTTGACGCTTACGGTTTGGTCGTAGTCCCAACATTTTAAATGTACACCGGATAATAAAAATTCGCCCCCCCGATATAACGGCAAGTATTTTTAATAAGGTCTAAATGAATCTAAAAAGGTTGTTTGAGAGGAAGTTCTGTATATCAGAACGTGCATATACCGTATAAATACAAGTTCTTGTAGATAGAATTAACCAAGAACTACTGGATTATGCTTTAACTAGGCAAATAAAAATTTTTATTTGCCTTAAACAGCGTATCCTTGGTCTTTCTGTATATGGGAATATCTATTTATACGGTATCTACCGTCTCCATTAAACAGATATTCCTATCTAAACGCATTATTAGATTACTTAGACCTTATTAAAAATCCTTGCCGCTATAAAAATGAAAATAAAAAAAAATATATTATCTGTTTAACAATGTAAACGTATTCAAATGGAAGCGTGCATCAAACAAATCAAAGAGAACCGACCGAAGCTATCCGAGTCGTCCATCAAGACGTACACCAACATCCTTCGTAGTCTGTACAAGGACGTGTTCGAGAAAGACTTCGATCACCACGCATTCACCAAGCACCAAGACAAGGTCATGAAACATCTGGCCGATGTCAAGTTCAATGTCCGCAAGACGATCTTGTCTGCCCTCGTGGCATTGACGGAAGGAGTCGTCCAGCATACGTACCGTGAACTCATGACCAAAGACGCCCATCAATACAATGCCATCCAGAAGCAGAACGTGATGACCGAGGTCCAGAAAGAGAACTGGATCTCGTGGGCGGAGATCGAAGAGCATCTTGAGAAGTTGCGCAACAAGTACTTCTACGTGTTCAAGGAAGAGAACCCCTCACGTGAAGAGATCTTGAATCTCCAGAAGTACGTTGTGCTATGTTGCTACGTCATGATACCTCCGAGGCGAGCGATGGATTTCTGTTGTATGCGGGTAAGGGATTATTCTAAGGCAACTGATAACTTCTACGAGACAGGCAAGTTTCATTTCCGTAAATACAAGACTGCTAAGTTCACGGGACTTCAGATTGAAAAGGTTCCACAGGGTCTCGCACAATTGCTCAAGAAGTGGATTACGTTTCATGACGAGGACTTGTTGTTCTCAGACTACTATGGGAAAGAGTTGACCTCATCGGGTATGACAAAGATCCTTAACTCCGTGTTTCGCCCAAAGGCAATCTCCGTGAATCAACTGCGACACATCTATATCACCGAGAAGTCTGCCCCGCTCATGGAAGAACTCCAAAAGACGGCTACGGCAATGGGACACAGTACAGAACAAGCGAAACTGTATGTCAAAAAGGAATAATTTGATAGGTGTAGGTATATCAAATTTTACAAATTCTTGTCCTTTTTGAATTTTGTTATTTTTGCCCTTAATGCCTTCTTAGCATTCTTCCAACGGTTTTTGTCTTCGCCGTATGCAGGTGGACTGCTTTCCAGTTGAGCTAGTTCATGCTCCAGCGATGTTAGCTTAGCATAGTCTTCTGCCGTCGCACGTGAAGATACGGCTGGCATCGCAAATGCAGGTGGTGCTTGATCGAAATCATTGTTACGAAGTGGGATCTGCAACGTGTCTTCACGCAATGGTGTCTTGTCCGAACGAATGCTCGTCTTCTTGGCTTCTAACTCATTCAGGGAATTTGAACGTGATTCCAACTCCTTCTTGTACTTTTCCAATGCCTGACGTTCACGGGACAAATGCTCGTCGGCTTCACGACGGTAATCAGGAATAGCTGCTGGTTGGGTGAATGTCGTGATCAATGGGCGGATGTTGGAATAGTTGTCTGGTCTCAGCAGGTGCGAGAACGTTGACATTGGTGTTTGTGTTGGCAACGCAGGCAATGCCGCACCAGCCGTCACGCCAGTACGTTTGCGTCCCTTTGCCTTCTTCTTGCGTTTCTTCTCGCCCAAATGAATAACCACCTTTTGGCTAACTTTTTGTTGCTGAAGGTTCATTGTCCCTTTCGCATATCCAGATACACCCGCATCGTGTTTCATCGCAGCGAGCTGGTGATGCGTCAACGGCAGTTTGACTCCCTTGGATTCAAGGAAACGATTCACCATGCCGGCATAGACAACCGGCACAATGGTCTCATGGGTATGAGCTATGATATGGACGGGCTTAGAGTCCTTTAATTTGGCGAGGTCTGCTTTCGTATAACTCATTTACCTATATGAAAGATTTTATTTGTGTTTTTCTGCTCGCCGTTTACGATTGGCTTCGACCAAACGTTTCGTCGCTTCAATCTGTGCTGCTGTACGTGGTTTCTTTACTTTCCCTCCTGTTGCTTTCGAATCTGCTGCTTTCTTCTTTAACAATTCATCCATCTTCTCTCGTGCTTCACGGTCTTTCTTTTCTTTTTGCGATTCTTTACCCTTTACACCATGCGTCAAATAACGCTCCTCTTCTTTCTTCAAGTCTTTGGTCCCCTTGGAAAATGCCGGTTTGGAGAACTCCGTCGGTTCAGGGATGCTGACACGACGTGCACCGATCTTGACAACGCCACCAATGGCTTTTGCCTGTTCTTTGGCTTTGGCGACCTCTTGGTCGATCATGGCGACCGACAGACCAGCCTTGGCAGCCTCTTCGGGATTGGCTTTTACCAATGCCTTTAGTTGGGCAGGGGTATTGACTGCTTTGGTTTTGACACCTTCTGGAATATCCGCCTTATCGATTCCAAGGCTACCAATATCAAACGAACCAACAGCAAACTTGCTATTGACCCAGTTGGCGAGCGGGCCACCAACGATAGGAATGGCAGATCCTGCTCCGGAAATTGCGGCTTTTGCCACTGTCTTGGCGAATGACTTAATTGCATTGCCCATTGTTTCTTTTCTATGGAGAAAAGAATTTTTTTTATTTTTTTAAAGGGCGACCCCGATGAGCGAAATAATGAATGGACTCACTTTGGCAGCGATCAACAAATGGGTTATGGTAGCATTTGCCACGTACAAAAAGGCTTTTTTGAACCATGCATTTAATGAGCCCCACATTTGGCGACCGCTAAAAAAAGATCTTTGACGCACGAGGGTGAACCAATTGGTGGTTGGAGAAGAAGGGCATCATAGGCAGCCTTGGTTGCCTGTTCGGAAGGAAAAGTCGAGAACTGAGACTCGAACGATACACCCATGTCGCTCTCAAAAGAGTACTTGAAGAAGACAACGTGGTAGGCAAGGCCCAGTGGGAGAACCTGTTGTTGGAAGTACAGGCGATCCATGGTGTTTCGGAAATCCAGCAATAGATACTGGAAATCCATCGTAGCGGGGGAAATGTTGGCATGGATATCATGTTTGTAGCTTTTGACCTTGCCATAGGACTGGAGGACGAGCATGTCTTCGGCTGGGATATCATGGGTGCAGCATATGACGAAGGGCTTTGAATCGGTTGGATCGGGATTACTAACAGCGGGCACCGTGGACGGTGCGGCCAGTAAGGATGCAGCACCAGAAATGATTGCTGGAAGGGGGATGGACATTTAATGTACTGACAAGAAAAAAAAGATTTTTATACGTTCGGAGCGGCGACTTTTGAATGGGTCAACGCATTCAATGCCGTGATGACTTGCGTGAGGGATTGAGTGAGGGTTTGGATGTCGGATTTGAGTGCGGCAATATCTGATTCATGATCTTTCATTGATTTAGGGAAAGGCACTGGTGGCAACGCCTTGTGTTTAGCTAACTTATTACTTGGGTCAGAAAACACACCATTTTTATACACCCAACCAATATCTGCTCCGACAGTATTTAGGACAGGTATGTGGTCTGGATGTGTGTGAATTATTTTAAGAGGTTCTTCTGATTCTACGTGATTGACTACATTCCCGCTTGGGTCAATTACCGCATATCGATTCATTTGATATATATCTTTATTTTAAGAAAACAAAAAGATTTTCACTGCTCCTCCATTACCTGCCACACCACTAGTAGATGATGTTCCAGAGCAAACGCCAGCAACTCCTCCTGCTCCTATCGTATAATTGAATGTAGCAGGTGTATTGTAAGGAAATTGCCAATGAGACTCTAAATATCCACCTCCACCTCCGCCCGTGCCCCCGAAATAGTATCCAGAATATCCACTACCAGCACCTCCTCCAGACCCATATCCTATACCATATAATCCTCCTGCTTGGGGATAAGTATAATACCATTGCTGAGGTACACCGAAAACAGGGGCAACCCCTCCCGCTCCACCATACCAAATCGATGTATCTGTTCGATAAAAATTACCTCCACTAAATCCACCTTGAAGAGACGTTCCTACGCTCACTGTAACACCTCCTGTAGAGGTTGGTACGGCTGATACACCTCCTCCTCCTTGTCCATTCATATTACCTGTTCCTCCTGTTCCATTGACACCAGCATTTCCACCCGTCGTGGTTGCCGTTGAAGATGCTCCTGCTTGTCCGAATATCGTAGAACCTCCAGCAGTAGGAGTAATTACTGGATTACCAGCACCACCACCGCCTCCACCTCCTCCTACTTGTTGAACATACATTGCTCGAATGTTATTAAAAGCAGTTGACCCTGCTCCTCCATTAATACTCATTGTTCCAGAACCACTTATAAATACTACGACTTGATACGGTCGTACACCATAGAACCCATTGCTCGATAACGAAGCATAGGTAGTTAATGTACCCGCCGAACCAGATATTCCAGATGGTGCAAGCGTTTGGAATGCTAATTGAGACGATCCGTACGTTGCAGCAATGGATCCATTTGTGCTTGACGCAACGACTCCTCCCAGTGTCGCATTGCTACACAATAGGTTCATCGCAGCAGTTCCGGTTGTCAGGGTGCCATAAGGAGTGACATTTTCGAAATTGAAGTTTGCTGCTGCCGTCGCCGAATTCGTTCCCGCTACTTGTAAAAGGGTTTGCGAAGTCGTTTGAATCGCATTCATGCCGTTGGACATCAATAGATACGACGCATACATCTGTAGGTAGGTTGTGCCTGCTATTTGGAAATTAATCCAATTGAAAGCAGAGTTCAACGTCAACGAGGTAAGTGCGGGGGTATATACCGTCCCACCGGCGACAAGGATAGACCCAGCAAAGGTTGCTGTGCCAGCACTCAGACTCAACAACGAGGTGTTCCCTGTAATCCCTAAATTGAGTGTCGTGTTGGCATACAAACTATTGCCGATTTGTAAGTTGCTTGTAAGTTGCCCCCCTGACGAATTTAAGGTTAGAGTTGGTTGGATTCCTCCTCCGTTGCCTGAGAGTGTAAGGGCGCTTCCAGTCGGTGCCCAGACATTTTTACATGTCAAAATATCGTACGATGGATTATAACTGAGACCTGTTGATGAAGAGTCCGTATAGTAAGACAATTGTGTTGGGGTAGTTGAATTGCCCGTAGTAAAGACTGGATAGTACGTCGTGTTGGTTGTTGTCCCAGTGGTTTGAAGTGTCGTCGCAGAACCGCTCGTGGGTGTATACGAGACGACTTGTCCAGATGCGTTCAGGGCAATGTACGTCGTCGGTGTTCCCGATGCAATGCTGCTCAATGTCAACTGGGAAGTGGTCAACGTGTGTGTGCTTGGATTGTACGTGAGGGAAGCAGCACTATCCGTGTAATACGAAAGGGCAGCGGGTGTCGTGCTGTAGTTGGTCGTGAAGGTAGGGTAGTACGTCGTGTTGGTAGATGTTCCAGTGGTGGTCAAGGTTGCCGCATTACCTCCCACAGCAACACGAACGACATTGTTTGTTGCGTCTAACGCAAGTGTCCATGACGGCGTTGTTGATATAGTAGTGCCGCTAACATTCAATCCTTGGGTATACAACACAAAGGTGCTAGGGTTGTAATAAAGCAGATTTTGTGTATAGAGTCCTCCGTTCCCTGCCACCGAACGGTCTGTTCCAATCAGATTGATATTACTTGTTGTGGTAGCGAAAACTCCCCCCGTCGCATATCCCGAAAAGATGCTTGCGGTCAACGTATTGGTCGCTGGGTTGAACGTCAGCGTGTTTTGCGATTCAAGGGTATAGTACCCAGTCGTGTATCCGGATGACCCCACGAGATAGATCAATCCACCCCCAGACGTCCACTGAACCAAGTCCACGTTGGTCGCATTGGTTGCATTGGTAGCATTCGATGCGATACCCGAGAAGTACGTCGAGGACAATGTCCCCGTGACGGGGTTGTAAAACAATGCCCCCGTATAATCCACGTAGAGTGTCGATACATTCCCAGTGGTATCCGTGGCATTAAAAGTGGGATACCACGTGCCAGTATTCACCGCACTGACGGGGATGTTGGGTGCGATGCTTGTCTTGACCAATTGATTGGTCGCATTCAGGGCGAGATACGAAGATGACGTAGACGGTGTCCCAGAGGAGACCCCCGAGAACGTATTGACACCGGTCGTTGACAATTGACCTACGTTGGTCAAGTTCTGTCCATTTAGATTGACGGCACCCGTCGCACCAGTATACGGTACATATCCATTTGGGTTCAATAAGACCCCATTGTCGTAAATCGCCGTTGCATAGATGGTTTGAAGACCGTCTATCGTACCCACGATGAGAGCATTGTTTTGGAGACCATTGATTGATGCCATTTTGTATTTATTATCTTGTGTCAAGATAATAAATGGAAATAATCAAATCCTATTCGCTGTTTCTCAACTCCCGAGAAGCCGATAACGGTACACCCAATAACTGCAACTTCATCTTCACCACCCCCATCGTGCTTACGAACACCAACAATCGGTTTCTCATCAGCACGCCCATGATCGAACTCCCCTATTCGTTCTCCCAAGTCAATTCGACCAATTACCGACTGCCGTATACTTACAAAGATGCAGGTGGGACGTTTTCGAGTACATCCATGCTCATCCCCATTGGCAACTACAACATCAATCAGCTCCAGACCCAATTAGCGGCATCCCTCATTGCCGACATCCTGATCTACCGTCCCAGTTCCACGCTCACCACGGCGAATCTGGTCTTTACCTACAATGCGTCAACTGGTCTGACAACCCAGAGCATCACTGGCGTGACTACCACGCAGATCCAGTTCAATTTCGCCGCATCGTTTGTATTGGGTATCATGCTTGGGTTTCCTGCCATCAATAGTTCGGCGACGGCATTTGGCACGGGCGGAACGGGATATGCGGGAACGCTGACGAGTCCAAACAAAGTCATGGTCAACCCAATCACGTCGGTTTACCTACGTAGCGAGAACCTCAAGTTCCAATCTAACTACGAAGCCATCGTTCAGACGTACAACAACTCCGACATCATTGCCAAAGTGCCCATCACGACTTTGCCGAATTCCATCGTGTATTACCGCAACGACATCAAATACCTGATCAGCAACAAGATGTTGCCATCGCTCAATCTGTACTGGTCGGATAACTTGTCTACGCTCTACACGTTAGATCTCCAAGGGGTCAACTGGGGTGTCATGGTGCAAATCGACGAGGTCATGATGAAACCAACGAATGCCTACAAAGATACCATTGGACATCCGGTGGCCGCTATTCCCAAAGAATTAGTTGCGGAACGGGATAGGCTCATGGAAGACTTGATCGCAAAGAAAGACAAGTTGGAACGAGAGATCGAAATGAAACGTGCAGCGAATCAAATGGAAGTAAAACAAATCGAAAATAAAAATCTTGCACCACAATAAACATGTCGCATCACTTTGGTCATAAATTCACCAAAACGTTCTTGCCGTTCGTCAATAATGTCGTCAAAGGGACGACCTCGACTAAAGTTGCTCCCGAGTACGAAGACCATATCAATGATGTCCATTCCAAGGATGTCCACCACGCTCTTAGGGGTAAACACCTCGTCGATGCCCAACCCGTCAAGATTCACGGGGCACCACGTGGCCATGAATCGCTTATGTACAATTATGGGCATGGGTTTCCTACACTCCCCAACAATCCCGAAACCATGCGACACGCCGTCAAAAATCGCCGATCGCTCGCTCAGGTCAATGATCTAGACTTTAGCAATTATCTCAAATTCACAAAGTGAATGAAAAAAAAATTTTTTTTATCTTGCTGGATACAAAACACAACCCATGTCGCACTTCACCCAACAGAACCAAGAAGTTCACAACTACATGACGCAAGACGTCCCCAGCTCCTTGAAGTCCAACTCGTCCGCTCAGGCTATCAAGACCCGCAACCGCATTTTTCAAATCTCGTCTACTTCCCAGTCCCAGAACTCGGGTGGTGTCGTTCTCTTTAACATCCCCCCGTCGAACTATTCCATCACTAGAGGCACTATGGCTTTGCGCTGCCGTGTTCAGGCCGTCGGTCTGGCTTCTGGTGCCTCCGCTTCCGGTGCGTTTGGTGCTTCCGCAGCGACTTCTATCGGCTTTCAAGGTGCTGGTGTTATCGGTACATCTTATGTTCCTCCTCTCGGAAACGGTTATGCCATGTTCAACCGTATGACCTTATACGGAGCAAATTCCGCTAAACATTATGGCGGTAAAAGTGAATCAGTAATGGTTTGCTAGTCAGAAATCTAATCTGGCAACATCACTCATTAACGGGAAGTCCCTTAGAGTTTCATCTACCAAGCGACGGCAGTAATGTCGGCGTGGCGTGTTTAATAGACTACGGTATGGTAATAACGATGAAAATTGGGTAATCCGTGGGTAAAGTGTCCTTGAACAGGATACTCCCGCAACGACTGAGGTTTTATGGTAATAGACCATTGAAAACAAACGGTGATGGGCGGTCTTTTCAGACCCGCTTAAGGTATAGTCTGTCTGTATATGAAAGTATATAGGGTTCAATGGTAATTGAACAACAAAATTATGCAAACGACAACATGAACCTGATGCTCATGCACAACTCGAATGCGTCTTACTTACAAGCAGATGGTTTATTGTTGGCTGGTGTCGGCGCTCCTTGGACGTATTCCGGAACTGGTGCTAGTGCGAATGGTACTGCCTACATTGATCTGGTGTTGCCGTTGCCGTTCTCTATCTTCAACAGTTCTACGCAGGATTTCCCGAATTACCTCTTGTCGGCTCCTCTGACCATCCAACTTGACCTTGCGTCGGTTGCCCGTACTATCTTTACTGCTGGTGGGGCGACTGGTCTGTCGTTGACGGATTACCAGATCACCAACACGTACTTGATCTATCAGGCTTGCGAACTCCCTGCTGCCTATGTGGAAGCCGAGCGCATGGCTGTTAAGTCATCTCCATTCATCATGAATCTGACTTCCACGCTGAACGTACAAATCCCCGCTTCCATTTCGACTAGTTATTCTTTGGGTTTGAATGCGTCATCCGTGCGTGCCGTGTTTGTTCTGCCGTCGAACGGTGCTGGTTATTCTTCTGGTACGCAATTGCAGTATTATCGTGATACGGCTGATGCTGCGATTGGTGCTACCAATTTTAATGGTGCTGGTACGAATGCGATCGTGTTCGTCGACGGAAACCAAATCAACTCGGCTATCTTCGATACTCCCGTCATGTGCTTCCAAGGCCTCAAAAACGCATTGCACCACAATCTCCAAGGCAGTGTCATTTACTCGTCTCCGTCGTTGGTCACCGCTGGGTCTGCTAATCCATTATCCGCTAATCCGTACCTGAATAATTACTACGCTTTGGGTTGGGATTTGACGTCGTTCGACGATGAAGCCTCCTTGTTTGCCGGTACGCCTTGCACGACGCTGAACATCCAGCTCACTGGTTATGGCTCTGCTCACCCGACGTATCTCTACACGTTGATCGTTGTCTACGACGTGCTGGTCGCCTTCGAGGCCGATGGCACGATGCAGGTTAAACGGTAAGTACAATGTTCCATTTTCTATTCGATTAATAGAAAAATATATTTATTGGAAAGCACGGCTAGAATCTCCAAACAAGGCTTTGCTGTCCATGACGCAGAATTCAAGGGTGAGCAACATATACGAGAATTGTGCGGATGCCCACGTTGCGGTCTTATCAATGGTGAAGGGAGCATTGACTGCCGCCGTGTTGGCATTCACGTTTTGCCCGAATTGACTGATCGAGATAGACAGGTCGATGTTTCCATTGAGATCGTTCATTTCGAACTCACGGTGTCCAGCAATACTTCCTTGGACAGATGCATTGTTGTTGCTAAAGTTCAATCCGGCCGAACCACCTGCTGGGAAATGGAATTTGCTCGAATTGATATTGATGATCTGTGGGTTAAAATAGTACGTGGTTGTGTTGGTAGCTCCCGAATAAATGGTCGCATTGTCTACACGGACTCGGTATCGTCCACCGTACAAATTGACTTGGCGGACAACGGTTGCTGGGTTGTTATAAGAGACTGCCGTAGAAAGGACTGGGGTCATAGTGAACCCGTTAGTCGTTTCGTTGGCATTGTTGTAGATGTCGTCCAACGTAATGATGAACTGGGCTAGAACCATTTTGTATGTACAAAAGAAAAAAAATTTAATCCGAATTTATTCCATTAGGGTCATTTTCCGGAAATAGACTGGTTTGCTACCAACTAGATTAACGGTCAGGAATGGATGGTCATGTTCGTCCTTGTAGCACTCATCTAGAATCTCATCAGGGATCGACCAATCCTCTTGAATCGCTTCCCGTTCCTTTAAGTTGGTCATCGGGAAAATGTACATCAGGTCTG